ATTGTATACTATTCGTTATCTTTTCATTTGCTGACGTTTTAACCTGTCACCACTTCTTGCAGGACACTCTCTTATTATAGATGTCGTTTTTTGACCAAATATGTCGCTTTTTACCCCCTGAGGGAGAGAGAGAATTTTTGAAGTGGTGACAGGTTTGAATCGTCAGCAAATGAATACACATAGTCCCGCGCCCATTCTACATGAGCGAGCTTGATGGTGCGGCTCTGACAGGAAAGTGCGACGATCAGTGACAAACGCATGATGATCTCACGGATACGGGAATACATCGCCGCAATATCGTCAGATCCAGCTTTGTTCATCATGTTGATTGAGTCATCATCAATGTCAGCCAGCATCTGGAACGCCGCTTCATTGAATGGGACCTCAATGGCGTCTGTTGGATCATGCGGGTTTAAACGCGCCATCATATCGTCCATGTCATCGTCGTCTTCACTGATGGCCCAGACATATTTCTTGATCCAGTTGCTCAAAGAGTCTGTGCATTGGACCGGCTTGATCATTCTTGCCCGCTGGCGAGGTAGATCTGATTCCACCACCACAAAGCGGTTCAGGAAGCCTGATGTTAGATCGGCATCACCAAGGGCCTCATAGAAGCTGGACGGCGTTGTCAGGCCCATCATGGTGAGCGCTGGGCGCACAACCCGCCGGTTCTGAACGGCCTCAGCCTGCTCTGCCGACATACCGTGAGTGGAATAGCCTTTTTCCAGATGCTCACCGCCCAGACGGCCCCAAACTTCCATAAGCGCGGACTGAGCGTCCTGCTTGTTGGTGTCGCCTGAGGATCTGGATGATGAAAGGTAGCGACCAAACTCATCGGCCACTGAGATGTGCCGTGGCTTCGCCAGAAGAGATGACATGAGACCAGCATCTGAGGTGTAAGCCTTCGGGCCGATCAGTTCACGTTGACCAGCTTGAATCAGGATCTTCTCAATGACGGTCTTTGCGTGTTCTTTACCGGATCCGGTTTGACCGAGGTTGATGAAATACAAAGACGCATAGTTCTCTTGGTTGGTCACATAGTTGCGACCGAGGACAACGGATCCAAGGGCCAGTGCAGCCTGCACAGCGAACTGAGGTTGGTTACGGATGGCGCTTTCATTGTAGGTCTTCACAACCTGGCTCAGAACGCCGGGGACGGTCATAAGGTGTGACGGTATCCCACTTAGCGCTTTCTGGTTTGCCCTTTCAAGCGCGTGAGGATCCATCTCTTCACGATCGTCGTCTTCACCTGCAACAGGTTCTTCCCAAAGCTGTTCCATTGCTGGCGACATGTCTTCTTGTCGAACTTGGCGCTTTCTCTGGAATAATCACACCACAGTTCAAAGGCATCTTCAGATCCCTCAAATTCGTGATGGAGAGCCATGCCGGTATTGCGCCAGCCTTCCCGATCTTCACACCATTGGTCTGTGTCCAGCTTGAGTAGCATTTCCCATGCTTCATCAAGGTCGATGCCCAGTGGTTCATCATCACCATCTGACTCTTCATACCGGGCTTCTGTGAGTTCTTCGATCAGATCTGGATCAACCGTGGGGATCCCGAGATCAAAATCTGGTTCTGTGATCCACTCATATTCCAACCCGGTGTCTGGGTGGATTGATGGTGGAAGGACCACCTGTTTGCCGGTGCCGAAAAGTTCAATTTCCCATGTCCAGTGTTTATGACCTTCGTCATCGACAAACTTCTCACCGCTGGTTTCCAGCTTACGTGAGTGGAATGGGCGGTCTGTTAGGAAGTAGAAGTGACGTGATTCCCCACCTGATCCAGACATGACCGTGGGCAGCCGTTTGATGCGCACACCTTCAAGGATCTCAGCCAGGGCTTGGAGTGCGTCCTCGGCCTCATCCTCAACACGAATGTCAAGGTCAATCACATGAAGATAGCCGTCATCCATTTTAGATGGCTTGCCCAGACGCACACCGAGGTTGAACCCTGAATCAAGACCATGTTTGATCTCTTTCCATGAGGCGACAGGCGCGTCTGACCATCGGTTGTTTACTGGTGCTTTGGACTTCTTTTTCAAGAGATGAAGGGCAAAACCTTCCTCATGTAAGTCCTTGATTAGATTGCTCATATTCGGGCCTGCTCATTCTGCGATTACTTGGTGCGCTTGACTTGGAACTTCCCGATCAAAGCCAAAAACAGCAAAAGTGCATAGCAGAATGGAGCAAGATCTTCGAGAACAAGAGTGTTCCCTTTGATGCTCATAAGACGGTTGATTTTGTCCAGTGGGATTTGGTCTTTTTGGAACCAAAGATTGACACCTTGACGGCTCATTCCCATCGCCGTGGCAATGTCTTTTTCCAATAATCGACCGTTAGCCTGATTGGTGAATTTGTCTGGAAGATGCTCTTTTAGCACCTCATGAAGTTTAGGTTTATTCACAGTTTTCGCCTAGTGTATGAGTGGTGAGCCACCTGTCTAGGTCTGATAAAATTTTTTGTCAATTACCTATTGCACGATGACGTGAGGTGCTATTAGTTTGCTTCTTGTCGAATCAGACGAAACACAAATTGGAGAAGATATGTCCCTCGAAGATAAGATTGAAAAACTGACCGCAGCCCTCGAAGAGAACACTGCTCAGTTGAAATCCATGACCGGCAAAACTGCCGACCGCGCCAAGGCGAAAGACACCGATGACGACAAAGGTGAAGGCAAGTCGAAGCCGAAACCATCATCCAGCAAGGCAAAGACTCCGACCGTCGCCGCGATGAAGAAGGCCGCTGAAGCGTTCCTTGAAGAAGCCGGTGAAGACGAAGACGAGTATGCCGCCCGCCGGAAATTCGTTATCGCGCAGGCCGAAGAAAACGATGTAAAGCGTTTCTCTGAGATCCCTGCAAAAGGCCGCGCCGATGCGCTTGAAGCACTGGAAAACTATGACCCAGATGCTGACGGTGGTGAAGAAGAAGACAACGGCATTTAAGCCGACCACTCACTGACACGACCAAGGCCCTGCAAGGTGGTTTGTTACCACGACATTGCAGGGCCGTTTACCCTAAGACCCGAGGTTTATTATGAATTTTAGCAAAGCCCTTGCCACTGCAAAAGAAGGTGGTGTGATCTTACGTCCGTGCCAGGATTTCAAATACGACTTCCTTGTTTTTGTCCCCGGTCGCACAATGAAACCATCCTTCAATCCAATGCTTCAAGCGTTGGGTGCAGAGATGGACATGTCGATTCTGGATCATCTGGATGGCGTAAAATTTACATCACGTACATCTTGCACATGTCAGGTCGGTGCAGCGCTGTCACAGGAAGATCTTATGGCAGATGACTGGATGGTTGCGAACGGACAGGATGTGCTTGATAGCGTATTCCCTGATCCAGCCTCATTGACCGACTAATGGTCGATCACGCCAAGCTGAGTCCGTCCTCATGTTCAAGATGGTTTAACTGCCCCGGCAGCATCAAACTTGTCGAAGAACATGGGGAGGATACCGGTGATAAAAGTTTCGCCCACGATGGTACTATCCTGCATGGAATTATGGAAGATTGCTTGCGGGATGACCGTGATCCATATGAGTGGCTTGGTGAGAATGTTAAACTCAGCAAGTACCGCGACGAAGATGACTACAAGGTTGATTATGAACTAGAAATCACTGATGAACTTTGTGGTATTCTGGCCGATGGTTTGGATGAAATTGACGGGATCCCCGGAAAATTGTTCATTGAGAAGCGCGTTGATCTTGGGCGATGGATGCCCGGTCAGTTTGGTACGTTGGATGTCGGCATCATCGGTCGCAAACGGATCCATATTTGGGACCATAAATTCGGCATGATTCCGGTCAGCCCGGTGCGAAACAAACAGATCTCATGCTATGCTTTGGGCTTCTGGGATAACATCGCCAAGCATCAGACCGATGTCACAGAATTTAGATTCCATGTATGGCAACCGCGCTGCTTCGCCGGTGATGGTGGTGGGGTTTGGGACACCAACCTTGAGGAACTGTTATCCTTCGGCAAAGAACTGTCGGAAAAGGCACGGGCAACTGAACGCCCTAATGCGCCCCGGATTCCCGGTAACGCCCAGTGCATGTATTGTCCCGGCGCACAGGAACTCACCTGTCCAGAATATGTGGATCAACAGAAGCGTCTGCTGTTTGGTGACGATGATGAGATCATTGAAGAAAGTATTGAGCATGGATTGCCGCCAAAGTTCCGCACCATCTCACCCGAAGAGCGTTCATGGATCATTGAACATCGCTCTTCCATCAACAAATTCTTAGATCGGCTACAAGCCCAAGCACTGGATGATGCCATCAAAGGCCGTCCTACGCCGGGTATGAAGGCTGTGCAGGGCCGTCGCCCGCCACGTAAGTGGAAAGACGCGGACGCAGTTGAAGCAAGGCTGAAGAAGATCCTTGGTGATGATGCGTACACACGTAAAATCATGTCACCGACCCAGGCTGAGAAGGAACTTTCCCAGTCGATGTATGGGTCATTGATTGATGATATTGAGCGCGGTGATCCGAAGCCGATTCTGGTTGCTCAAGAGGCTGGTGGGGAACCGATTCAATCCTTGCTGGATATGTTTAACGAAGACGAAGATTGCCCTGAATAGGAGAACATCATGGCTGAGAACAAAAAGACCCGAGTCAAGATCAAGCTGAAGAATGTGCGCCTGTCATATGCACACCTCTTCAAGGCGAAGAAATTTGACGAAGACGATGACAAGGGAAAATATCAAACCCGTGGCATCATCGACCCTGATACGAAGATCGGTAAGATCAACATGGATCTGATCGAAGACGCTATCGAAGAGGTCATCGAAAACAAATGGGGCAAGCGTCCGAAGAAGTTGAAAGACGACAAAGTGTTCGCTGGTTGGGCCGACGAAGATGAAGATCGTCCCGAGATGCAGGACATGTATCTGATCAGTGCCAGCAATGAGCGTCGTCCACTTACCATCGACCGTGACGGTGAAGACGTGGTTGAAGCTGACGACATTCTTTATTCAGGGATGTTTGCAGATTTGATTCTGACCGTCTGGACGCACTTTGAAGATGATGACGATGACGACCGTGGTTCACGCCGGGGCCGTAGTCGTGGCCGCGACCGTGACGAAGGTGATGATGATGACCGTGGTTCACGCCGTGGGCGTGGTCGGGATCGGGACCGTGACGAAGAAGAGGATGATGGGAGTTCACGCCGTGGCCGTGGTCGGGACCGTGACGATGATGAGGATGATGACCGTGGTTCACGCCGGAGTCGCCGTGGTCGGGACCGTGATGAAGAAGGTGAAGATGACGACCGTGGTTCACGCCGTGGTCGGGACCGTGACGATGATGACGATGACGACCGTGGACGCGGGCGCAGTCGCCGTGGGCGTGATGAGGAAGATGAACCGAAGAGTTCACGCCGTCGCCGTTCCCGTGGTGATGATGCCATCTAAGAAAACGTTGAGGTCCCTTCGGGGGCCTCTTCCAACTATATGAGGTCCCGAGAATGAAACGAAAAAAGCAACGCCTTGTCTGTGATGTTGAGATCTACATCAACTACCTTCTGGTTGCTTTTCGTGACATAGATACGGGTGATGAATTCGGCTTTGAGACCGAATGGGAAGACGGCATTATGAGCCGTGCCGACCGGGCAGATCTGAAGAAGGTTATGACCGAAAATCTCATCATCACATTCAACGGAATCAACTTTGACATCCCAATAATTTGGCTTGCGCTGACCGGCCACACCTGTGAGCAGTTGAAGGAAGCGGCAAACAAGTTAATCAGCGGTGGTGTCAAATACTGGGAACTTGAGAAAGAATATGATCTCAAGTTCCCCCGCAAGCTAGATCATATCGACCTCATTGAAGTTGCACCTGGCCGCGCCAGTCTGAAGATCTATAATGGGCGCAATCACGGGAAGATGATGCAGGATCTACCCATTGAACATGACGCTCGTCTGACCCGCTCAGATATAGAAGAGACCTATCATTATTGCTTCAATGACCTTGACGCTACTGAAGGGCTGTTCAGGGCGCTATCATCAGAGATCCAGCTTCGGAATGATCTGACATTGGAATATGGCATCGACCTTCGGTCAAAATCTGATGCTCAGGTTGCAGAAGCCATCATTAAAATGCAGGTTGGGAAAATCACCGGCCAAGTGCCAAAGAAGCCCAATATCTCACCCGGCACCAAATACAAATACAAGATCCCAGACTTCATTGAATTCAAAACACCGACCATGTGTCACGTTTTGGATCTGATTAGAAAAGCTGATTTTGTCGTGGCTAAATCAGGTCAGATCGACACGCCACCTGAGTTGGAAGGTTTCGATGTTCATCTTGGATATGGAACCTATCGAATTGGCACCGGCGGTCTGCATTCAAGCGAGAAAACCCAGACCATCGTGCCGAAGAAAGGCTGGATCCTTCGTGACTCAGATGTAACTTCTTACTATCCCGCAATCATCATCGGCCTCGGGCTTTATCCGAAGCACATGGGTGCTGCATTCTTACGGGTCTATAAAGGTATCGTCACACGTCGAGTAAAATCCAAACAGGAAGCTGGTCGAATCAGCAAAGAACTTGAGTTGGAAACCCTCAGCCCAGATCGTCGCAAAGAACTTGAGGCTGATCTGAAGCGTGAAATGACCGGGGCCAACGGTGGTAAGATTATGGTCAACGGCTCATTCGGTAAATTCGGATCCAAATACTCACCGTTATATTCACCAGATCTGCTTATTCAGACGACCATCACCGGCCAACTGGCCTTGCTCATGCTCATTGAGATGCTTGAGGAAGAGGGTATTCAGGTTGTCAGCGCCAATACAGACGGCGTAGTTGCGCACTTCCCTGAAGAAGATGAGGAACTGTATTATGAGATCATAAAAGACTGGGAAGAACAGACTGGATTCAACATGGAATTCACCAACTATGAAGGACTTTATAGCCGTGATGTGAACAGCTATATCGCCATCAAAGAGGGTGGAAAGACCAAGACAAAAGGTGGGTTCTCACCGGGTTCTCTGATGACCAATCCTCAGAATGAAATTTCCATTAACGCTGTCGTGGACTTCTTGCGTGATGGGACTCCGATGGGTGAAACCATCCGCAACTGCACGGACATCCGTAAATTCATCACTGTGCGGACAGTCAACGGTGGTGCGCTACATGGTGATATGGAAATGCCAAACAAAATCATCGCCAAACAAGGCAAGTTTTTGGGAAAGGCCATACGTTGGTATTATTCCAATGATCGGGATAGCTGCATCTTCTATAAGAAGCCAAACGCAACTGGGAACCACAACAAGGTGCCAAAATCTGAAGGCGCAAAGCCTATGATGACCATGGTCGATCAATTCCCAAGAGACATTGACTATGATTATTATCTGCGTGAGTCCCGCAGTATTCTGCACGATGTAGGGTATTATGAGCCGGTGATCTGATGGCCCAGCGTCACAAGATGCGGAAGCAAACCAAGGATGATGAGGATGTCCTTGAAGGTTACGTGGTGAGCGAGGTCAAAGCATTCGCAAAGTCCCGTGGTTTCACTCACAGGAAAGTTGTCTATGCTGGCCGTCGCGGCGCACCAGATGACTGGTTCTTTGCCCCGACTGCCCAACAATGGCGTGAATTGAAGCGCTTGCAAGAAATGGGATTTGATGCTCATTACATCGACAACATTGAAGACGGAAAGGCCCTGTTCAAATGGCACTCACACGATCTGATCTAAGGCCCTATCAGGACATCTTTGTCGATAAGATCAAAGAGGGTGAAGGCGTGATCCTGGCCCTGCCAATGGGATCTGGAAAAACCACAACAACCCTGACCGCTGTGTCAGATCTTCTGGATTCAGGTGAAGTCACAAAGGTCTTGATAGTCGCCCCAAAGAACGTGGCTATCGCAACATGGCCGGATGAAATTGAAGAGTGGGAACATCTGTCACATCTGCAATACTCACTGTTGAGAATTGATGAAGATGACCCTGAACTTATCTTTGATCGGGATAGGGCATACGCTGATGGTAAAGATGTAATCGGACTGACCCCCGATCAGGCAATGCACTTCGCTGAACGCCGCAAGACCGCCATCAAAGAGTGGATGCGCCAAGGTCTCGCCATTGATGACAAACCGATTCACTTCATCAACAAGGAAGGTTTGGTTTGGCTCTGGGAATTCTTCGGTAGCGGGAAAGAGTGGCCCTATGACATGCTTGTGGTTGATGAGGCCAGCATGTTCAAAAACGCAAAGATGCGGACGGCCAAAAAGGGAATCACGCGCTATGGCGTTGCTGTAAAATCCCGCAAGTTCTATTCTAAAGTTGTGGAATTAACCGGCACACCTGCACCAAAAGGTTTGATCAATCTCTTCGGTCTGGCAAAAGTTGCTGATGGTGGTGAACGCCTCGGTGATAGCCGTTATCAGTTTGAACAGAGGTTCTTTGACAAGGACTATATGGGTTGGAATCTGACGCCAAAGGATTGGGCTGAAGACAAGATCATGGAGTTGTTGGATGACATCATGTTCGCGCTTGATGAAGAAGACTGTAATCCTGACCTTCCACCTCGCATCGACAATCCGATTAAGATCCGTCTACCCCGCAAAGTCATGGAGGAATACCATAAGTTTGAGAAGACCCTTATCTCTGAGCGATATGACGTTGAGGCTGTGAACAGTGGTGTCTTGACCGGCAAGCTGCTGCAATTTGCCAATGGTTCAATGTATAACGAAGACCGTGATGATGTTTGGATCCATGATGAGAAATTACAGGCGCTTGAAACTGTGATTGCTGAGGCCAATGGTGCGCCGGTTTTGGTCGCCTATTCGTATCTGTTTGATCTCAAGCGAATTATGAAGAAATACAAAAAAGCTGAGGTCTTTGGACAGGGTGATGTCCGTGATATGAAGCGGCGCTGGAACAACGGTGAGATTGATCTGATGTTGGCGCACCCGCAGTCGATCGGTCATGGTCAAAACGTCCAGCGTGGTGGGAACATCTCTTGTTGGTATGGGCTGACATCAGATCTTGAGTTGTGGCAACAGTTCAACAAGCGTCTTCATAGATCTGGTCAGTTACATGACACTGTATGGAACAACATCATTATCGCTGAAGGCACCCACGATGAGCAGATAATGCCTGTTTTGAGCGCCCGAGATGCCACACAAGAGAGAATCATCCAAGCTGTGCGCTTGAGATTAGATGAATTGGCACACTGAGACACATCATGGGTTGTCATGACACACCCAGACACATAATGATGATGTATGATTCAATCCTTTCTCAGGATCTCTGATGTTCTCGGTCGAATTCCCGTGAGCAGATCCACATTTCATAGAATGGTTAAATCGGGTGAATTCCCGAAGCCTGTTATGATGGGCAATGTGCCTTGTTGGCCTGAGAGTGATGTGAGTGAATTCATGGAGCAGAAGATTAGATCACGGGGCCAAGATGAGTGAAGAAGAGAACGACAACAAGGCCGTAGTGACAACCGCTGGTGGGGTTAATTCTGCGTGGCTGGCACGGGCATTCCGCCTCAGCAAAGCCACTGTTGAGCGCCGTCTGGCACCCTTGGCACCCGTGGCTTTGAATAGCCGTAGGCAACCTCTGTATGATCTCCCTGAGGCCGCTGCCTATTTGGTCAAGCCACGCAACCTTGATTTCATTCTCAAGGACATGAAGCCTGCTGATTTACCGGACAACATGCGTGAAGGTTTCTGGAACGCTAAGATTAAAGAGCAGACCTATCGTAAGAAGGCTGGTGAACTCTGGGAAACAGATGATGTGATCATGGTATTCAGCGGAGTCCTTAAAGGTATCCGTGAGAGATTGCAGATCGTACCAGATACCGCAGCCCGCGCCATGGGTTTGGATCCAAAGCAGGTGAAAGCCCTGACCCAGATCATTGATGGGGCTCAGGATGACATCCACAAGGAAATCATCTCGCTTGAAGAAAAATCCAGCACAGTGAACTCGCTCTTGTCGGACGGGGATGTTGATCTGGAATCAACCGCACACCGCAATGATGAGGACATCATCTGATGAGATACCAAACTATCGAACAGATGCTTCTCGGCACGGCTTCGGCCATCCGACCACCTGAGCGCTTGTCGGTCTCTGAGGCTGCTGAGAAATACCGTATTGTCAGCAACCCTGGATCCTATGTTGGTCCTTGGATGAATGATACCGCGCCGTATCTGACCGAGATCATGGATACGCTTCAATCGACGGATTACACTGGTGTGATCTTCGCGGGTCCTGCTCGTTGCGGTAAGTCAGACATCTTTTTCAACTGGTTGGAATATACTGCGATCTGCGATCCGGCAGACATGATGGTTGTTCACATGAAACAGGCCACGGCCCGTGACTGGTCTATTGGTGATTTCAGAAAAGTAGTGCGTTCAAACAAGGCCCTTGCTGACACCATCGTTCCCGGTCGCCAGAACATGAACGTCCATGACATCCATTACATGAGCGGTATGCGGATGTTGGTGAAGTGGCCGACAATCACTGAGTTGTCTGGTAAGACGGTGCCTCGGGTTTGGTTCATGGACTATGACCGCATGGATCAGGATATTGATCAGGAAGGTCCACCATTTGACCTTGGCCGTAAGCGGACACAGACCTTCGGACGCTATGGGATGACAGTCGCTGAGGCATCACCCGGCTTTGAGGTTGAGAAGCCCCGCTGGCGCGGTGAAACGCCCCATGAGGCCCCACCCACCAAAGGCATTCTCTCGCTCTACAACCGGGGCGACCGTCGCCGTCAATACTGGCGCTGTGTCAAATGTCGTGAGCCGTTTGAGCCTGATTTCAAGTTGTTGGATTATCCAGACAGTGCTGACTTCATGGAGTCCGCTGAAGCTGCTGTTATGCTTTGCCCTCACTGTGAATTCCCGCACACTCATGACAGTGGACCCGGCCAGCCCGGTAAATATGGCATGAACCTTGAAGGGAAATGGGTGAAAGATGGTATGGTCCTGATGCCCGATGGTTCCATCATTGGTAAAGCGCCGCGATCTGACATCGCATCATTCTGGCTAAAGGGAACATCAGCCGCATTTATGTCATGGAAAGACATCGTGTTTCGCTACCTTCAGGCTATGGAAGTCTATGAGAAGACGGGTGACTCCGGTGCGCTGAAGACCAACATGAACCTTGATAGAGGTGAGCCATATTCACCTGTTGCTTTGGATGGGGATTTGTTGCCCGAGATGCTTGAGGACCGCGCTGATTCAACGCTTGAGCATGGCTATGTGCCGGATGATGTGCGCTGCCTTATCGCTACAATCGACGTTCAGAAAAATGAATTCATTGTTCAGGTTCAGGGAATTTTGCCTGATGGGGATTTAGTCATTGTCGATCGTTTTAAGATCCGTCAATCGCGCCGTAGATCTGAGGAAGATCAAAGTCAGTTTTTATGGGTGAAGCCCACGACCTATCTTGAGGACTGGCAAATCATTGTCGATGAGGTGATTGAGAAATCATACCCTCTATCAGATGACTCTGGCCGTCACATGATGATCCAGTTTGTCGGTTGTGACTCCGGTGGTCAGAAGGGTGTGACCACCAAGGCTTATGAGTTCTGGCGTTGGCTCAGAGATGAGCATCCCGGTAAGCACCATAAGCGTTTTCAACTGGTGAAGGGTGCTTCAGCGAAAGACGCCCCACGGGTCCGCATCACCTATCCTGATGCTGAACGGAATGATCGTAAAGCTGCTGCTAGGGGTGAAGTTCCGGTGTTGATGATGAACACCAATACCATGAAGGATCAGGTCTATGCGATGATGCTTCGGACAGAGCCAGGTGGTGGTATGATCACTTTTCCTAACTGGCTTCCAAGCTGGTTTTACATGGAACTTTTGGCTGAGAACCGCACTGCCAAAGGTTGGGAAAATGAAAAGAAGCTGCGAAACGAAGCGTTTGACCTTTTGGTCTACTGCATGTCCATCGCAGTCCACACAAGATTCGCCAACATTGAAAACATTGACTGGGAAGATCCACCGATCTGGGCCAGTGAGTGGGATACCAACTCATTTGTATTCTCACCGGAAGAAGAGGAACGGCCTTATGACACTCAAAAACAGACTTATGATCTTGCATCGCTTGGTGAACAGATCTCATGATTCACTTATCTTTCATTTATTTTGGCACCGTGCTATCCCTGCCAGTGATTTAGAAG